CAGCTTTCTCCAACATCTTCCCTGCCAATTTTTCCCAATCTAAAGAATATGGATTGGTTCCAACAGCGCAACCATTGTCGACATTGTTTTTGGCAAACCAAAGTGTGAAAGCACCAAAGTACTTTCTCACAAGATAAACCAATGAAAAAGGTGCAGCTGAGAAGATACGAGTCTTCCCTTCCACAACTTTTTGACGTTTTAATTTCTCATCTTTAAGATTGTCAGTGAAAATGAACTTAGGTCGTTTGTTATCAATCAACATCTGTTCAGTTTCTTTAACATTCTCCATGAACTTGAGAAATTCAGGATTGGTAAGATCATAATCCTGACCTTCACCCAGGAGAAAAGTTTTACCTTTAAACCCAGGTTTAGGAATTGCATTATATGGATAACCAAGTGAAGATCCTCGATTAACAGATTTAAAAAGTTTTTCACCCTTTATACCTAAGATAATCTCTTCATGGTCTAGGATCCTTGGAAGGATATCGTTTGGACTATTTTTCTTACTTCTAAGAAAAGACCAATAAGCTTCAGCTGATATTCTTAACTTTTCTCCGACTATTGTTTCACAGTTAGGAGATCCGTAATTCGCAAGTCCATTGACCATTGGGTCAACAAGAACCCCATTGATCGTTTTTGCACGAAGCAACGAGGGAACTTTTCTTGGTTTCGCACCTAATTGACAAAAGGTGCCGTGCATTCTACTTGGAACAAAGGCACTCTTAACAGGTCCAGCTGGATACTTTTCAACAGTACCAAGACCAATAAATTGAGCATAATGCTCTTCTAATCCAGTCTGAGATTCAACTGGAAAATTGGAATCATCAATCTTGTACTTAAAGCTGATTTTTTTTAGTCCATCTATGATCATCTCCTGTGTGATACCACTAGAGACACCATAGCCCCCATTCGGGGCGCCAGCCACATGGACACCAAGCAACTTACGTGCTTGGATAGAGGGATCGATTTGAATCAATAAAGATCCACAATCACCTCTTGTGGTGTATATTTCATACCAAAAGCCATGAGAGATCTTGACTTTCACTCCATCCTTTTCATCCTGGTATGAGCACGGGCGTTTAATGCATTCGATATGGTTATCAATGCGCTGCGAAACGCTGGGATGGATCAGCACAGCCGAACAACCAGCAAGTTTACTCATATCGGCTTCCGTTTTAAAGAAATCAATAATCGTAGAGTGCTGGCGGGCATCTGGAAAAACACACAAAGTCAAATCTTG